TTACGAGACCCTGAAATTCTTTGATTAATACCCATACCAATCTTATCCGCTAATGTTGACGCATTGTGCATTTTACCACCCTTACCTTCAAAAGTCATCTTACAAGGAACAGAACCAACCGAATCCCACATAAAACATAAACTATAATCTAACTCACCTTTTTCTTGAGCATCTAATAAAGAATTAATATAGTCAGTAATTTGTTCAATATAATCAAAGTTATTATTAAAAATATAAAACCCATCCCAATCTAATTCTCCCGTCGCCTCATCAACAACTTCCTCACAATCAAAACCCATAAGTTTAGCGTGTTCAAAAGACCATTTTTGTTCTGTAATAATGAAAACAGGAAGAATTCCTTTTCTCTGAGCGTCAACCGCAGTCTTTACCAACGCAGTAGTCTTTCCTGTATCTGAATGACCTAAGAGCATATTTAAATGTCCTATTGCTGGTCCTGGTAGTCCAACGGCATCCAAAAAGTCATTACCCAAATCAAAAAATCTTTGTGGTTTATATTTTGCAGATGTTGAGAACTTGTCTTTAATCGATTTAAAATCGTTTTTCTTGATTGCCATAAATGTCTATGTTATTGTTTTTTTTTAGTTAAAAAATAAGAGCTTAGACATTTGCGTAGACATTGTGTCCATGTAAGTGTCCAAGCTCATTAGTGATATTAGAACGGCATATCTTCGTCAGGTTCTGCGTTCGCTTGTGGGTCTGAATTTACTTTTTTAGATTCTCCACCCATAGAAATTTCACCTTGTGATGAATTTCCATAGACAAAACCACCTTTGTCAGAATCCCAACGTGGTGTTTCTCCACGAGCAATAGCTTCAAGGTATTCCTCAGTTTTTTTAGAATAAACATCTTCCCAAGTTAACTCATCCTTAATCCAAGTGTTCGCTAACTCTTTGTTTTCGTGTACAGGAGTTGGGTCGTCATACATAACAGTTTGGATAACTGTGTACGTCGCACCTTTAGGTGTTTTTGCTTTGGTTAATTCAAGGATAATGTCACGACCGTTATCAGGGTCAGTAATATCACCTTTAGCTCTCCAAATAGGAATAATCTTGTCTAAGATACCCTCATTTTTGTAATTGTGTTTGAATCTCCAAAACTTAACACCATCAGACTCGTTATCACGGTCGATAACCTTAACGATGTAAAATTTACGAGATAAGTATTGTTTCGCTAATTCTTTGTCAGAATCTTTACCTGTTGAACGTAGTTCTTCATAAACTTCATTCAATGGTGAACGCTCATTGTCATTCTTACCTGGGTCATAGAATTTTTGGAATTTTCCGTCAACTTGAATCTCGTGATACCAAACTTCTTTAAATGGTGAAGAACCATCTGGAGTTGGTAAAATACGTAGTCTTCGTTGACCTTGCTTTTCATTATCCTTAAGGATAGCTGCAAAGTATTTTTTCATTCTTTCTTCTTGTGTGAATTTTGAGGTGCTAGAAGAACCACCTTGTTTTGCCTGCTCGTATTGAGCTAAAACAGCATCTAATGAATTTGTCGCCATATTTGTTAAATTATTTAATTGATTTAATTAAGTATAAGTATCAACTATGGGTTTGTCAAATAAATTTTAAACTAAAAACGGTCCGAAGACCGCTTTATATTTCACCTAACTTGTTTGAAAGAATCTATTTGGTCATTTAATCCTTCAAAGTTTCTAAATGTTTTTTTAATATCAACTGGTGAGTAATCCTCAACCTCATCTTGAGTTAAAATATACTCATTTTTTCCTGACTTTTCCATATCTTCTTCTTTATCTTCGAAGAAATCTGTTAATTTCTGATTAAATGGGCCTGAGTCTAAACTTCTAAGTTCCAATTTCTCTTGAGGAGTCTTTTCTCTATATTTTTCAACCTTCATTTCTAAGTCATTCAACTTATTCATGATATTATCCATTTCACCTAATTTACCTTCTAAGTCGGTAAGGTGTTTGAATAAGTTATCAAAATATTCTTCTTGTTTTTTCTCAACTTGTTTTTGGGAATTAACTAAATCACTAATATCAAGTTCTTCAGTCTTACCTTTTTCTTCACCGACTTTTTCAACGTCAGGGTCAGTCGCAACATCAACAGGTGTTGGTTCTGCCACAGGTACCGCTGGTGGTGGAGGTATCGCTCCTGCATCCGCTGGCGGTGGTGGAAACGCTCCTGGGTCAACGGGAGGTAAAGCCCCTTCTTCAGGTGGTGGCGGTAATGTTGCCTCTTGTTCAAAGATATAATTGTTAATTGATTTATATCTTGAGATTTCCTCAATAATTCTATTGTCTACTCTTTTCATTTGATTAGCCGTTTAAAAGTTGCTTCACTCCTGTTAGAGTTTCAACCTGAATCTTTTTATTTTTTGTCATTGTATTATCAACTCTTTCGATTAAACCATCTTTCATTCTGATAGTGTAACAATCTCCAGTGTCTAAATCACATACTTGTTTAGAACCATCACCTAAGTCTTTCTCAGTGCTTCTGGTATTTTTACCTAAATAGTTGTCTAATATTAATTTTGTGTCCATAATGGTGTTTATATATAAATATCGTTTATTATTAAAAAATTGCTTAGTTAGAGCCTTTGAATATATTAATGGCGGATTGAACTTTAGATTCAATATTTCCCTTATCGGTTGCAGACATTTTATCATAGACGTTAATAGGGTTAATCCTTATCTTTGTTTCCGCAATATTTTCGTTTAATATCCAAAACTTACTAATTTGTGTTACACTATCATCTGTTAGTGAACCCATTCTTTGTTCCCATCTTCTAACTAACATAGTTACAGAATCTGAAAACGAATCAAAAACCGCGTTAGGGTGATTTTTACTTGAACAATAGAAATTTTTATTAGTATCAAAGTATGTGTCAGACCCTCCCCAATTTTGGTCTATAGTAATTCCCCCAAAGTTATTTTCATAGGTTGTTAAACCAGTGCCATCATTTGACGCTAAATAAATTGTTGAGAATATTACTTTTTGTAGTTTTACATTACTAGTCAAACTCTTAATCGTAGTTATTGCGGTTTTAAATGTTATCGTAGTCTTTGTTGGCCCTGTTAAAGGTTTCCATGTGGCGTATTTAGTATCTGGTTGACAAGTCTCTTCAATTGAACTATTAACTGTAGTACTATCTTTATCACTTGATTGAGTAATAACATTAGTTGTTTGTCCAAGAACATTAGTACTCCTACTTTTTTCGGCTTCAGCACGTTTTTGAGTATCAAGTTTATTCTTTTCAATAATAGATTGTAATAAATTAGTCTTTAACGTTTGTAAATAATTATCAATTTTAGGTAATGATGCCGTTGGTTGTCTAATACCGTCAATAATAGTTTCGAAACTACCAGGCGATATACTATGATTAACACTTGTAATCATGTAAGGTCCACTAAACATTGGGACATATCTTAAGTTGAAATACATTGTCGGTTGTATCATAGCGTTACCCATCATTGATACGGTACAAGAATAACTTCTATTTTTGTATAAGTTATATAATGAATTACTTTGTGTAGAACCACCTCTATTACCACCTTGATTAGCCATCTGATTTAACACTTCAAGAGATTCTGCCGTCGCTTGACCCGCGTCTTGGGAAACTGTAAACCCATAAAACATAGATTGATTTTGAGGTCCGATATCCACGTTAAAACCAACAACTTTATTAGATTTATCCCAATCATTTTTGTTGGTTAAATCTTCAACCAATGGGTTATCACTCGCTCTTCTTAAATCAAACGCATCATTTCTATATCTAAAATCAACATTATTTTTTAAATCCAATTGTTCACTTGGTTTACCCCCAAAGAAACAAACCATTTTAGCACTTGATTCTCGATAATCAACATTCATGAAAGTACCAAATAGTGAGTTTGCAAACTCTAAAGTCCCTTCTACTTTTGGTTTTGGGTTCTTAACCGCATCTTGTACGTTATAAAAATTAATATATGACGGTAAATTCATTACAACAAAATTATTTTCAACCAATATTGATTGTACAAAACTAAGCATTGTGGATTTTGGGTTTATATTAATCAATCGGTTTTTTAATTTAAAAACATCAACCAATATCTTATCACCAATATTTCTACTAGCCCTATCCAATAATAGAACATCCTCAAATAATGTTTTAGTTTTAAAATCATTACCTGAAATCCATTTATCGTTAATAGCTTTAAACGATTCCCACAATTCTACTTTTGTTTGAGGTCCTTCTAAGACAGAGTCAATTGTTGATTGTGCAGTATTATTAACATTAGGTAACGCTTTTTGTAATTTAATTATTAAATTGTTGAATATTTTATTTTTAAATTCTAAAGAATCTTTTAAATACTCGTCCATTAATCCGATGAACTTTGTTTTATTCATTACAGAATCTTTTAGTTTCTGAGTTGCATAAATTTTAATTATTGGTGAAAAATTAACTATATTATCAACCGTAAAAGAAATATTTAAGTCAACAAAAAAGTCTGTAATATAGGAACCATTATTCCCATAAACCAATTGAGGTATTTCCGAAAACCCAATATAGGTTTCTAAAGCTTTCCACTCATTAGGATATAAACTTTTTGATGAGGCCAATGTTGTTGTTCCACCGCTCACAGGAACTGCGTTAGGCGTTGTCAATGAATATTTTTCCCAAGTATATGGGTCCGTAATATCGTAGTTTGAGAATGTGTAAAATAATTTCTTATCGTAGTTAGACGGATTACCATTTTTAAACACAACATCAGTATTCATAAATCTTGTTAGTAAATTAGTAATACTTGTAAGTTGAGCTGATT